GCTCAAGACAAGCAAGTTGTTCAAAATGCTTAACTCCATCATATAGAGATAAGCCATAATTTTCCAATCCCATATTAGAGACTGAGTTGTCAAAGAACGGGCGGACTGCAATAGCTGTTTGCTTTACTCTTCCTCCACCGGTTTCTACCATTGTGAAATTTTCCATGTTTTGTTGGTTTTATTATTTGTTGGTTAAATATAAAGAAAAAAAGGGAGGAGTTTCCCCCTCCCTATCCTTTCTAGTTTAGATTAGAATGATCCACCAGTTACAGGGTTTCTCATAACAATTTTCAACACTTTAGTTGGGTCTTTAACCCAGATAGCTGGCATTGTTTGGCTCATCATTACACGGTAACCATTGAACTGACCAGAAGACTGGAAGCCTTGGCTACGTCCCATGTAGTCCATAGTACCATTTTGATACCACCATTTCAATTGATTATCCCAAGACAATTTCAATAAGAAGATATTGTCATTAGTATTATCAGTGATGTCAAAGATAATGAATGAGTAAGAAGATAATGGGAAACCATCAATGATTGGGTTCTCAATATCATTTGTATGAACATTGTCAAATGCTGGGTTCAACACAAACTTAACGTTAGCCAAGAATGGGATAACATAAGAAGTGTAAGCAAAACCAAAGTTCAAGTCCATACCTTTACCAGTGATTGCACCGATATCAGCAGCCTGGATAAGAAGACCAGAAGAGATAGCCTCTTGTTTGATAGCCTCATTAACCATACGCATACCACCCATACCAGTTTGTACAACTAGGCTACGTTTTGGATCTGGACCTTGGAATTCAACTTTACCATTGAAGAAGTTGTAGATCTCAGAACGGAACAAGTCAAGTGTAAAGTTATTTTTGTTGTATACTCTTTTGAATGAGTTATCCAACTGCTTCCAAAGACCCACAGACAATCTAACATCATCTGGACCATCTTGGCGAACTCTACCACCATGTCCCCACATTAAGTAAGTCTCAATGTCAATAGCAATTTTGCTCAAGTGAGCTGCTTCCATATTAGTCAAGAATGTACGTGACAAGTTACCGTTGTCAAATGCTTTCTTAACAGAGTCTTTACCCATTACTTTAACCATGTCTTCCAAAGAAGAAATAGATGGATCCATAGTTTTATCAAAGTTTCTCCAGATCTCAGTTACAGGAACTGTACCATCTGCATTCATACCACCTTTGATCATCAAGTCAGCACGGCTAGAGATAGAGTAGTGAACGTGAGCTTCTGCACCACCTACGTAGTTGTAGAATTCACGGAAACCTGCATTAGTAATGATGTCAGAGAATCTCTCACCATACTCACCACGTGCAGAACCTTTACGGAATACTTTAGTACCGTTAGCCAAATACTTATTGTCAATGTATTTGTAGTTGTCATTGTTCACTAATTGAACAGTGTAGATATAACCATCACCTAAAGGAAGAATGTCTTCTTGAGTAATGTACATCTCAACTCCATTGTATTTGTCATATGTGATGATATCACCATGTCCAAATTCTCTTTTGTTAAGTTTGATACGGAATGTAGTACCATCAACACCTTTAAAGTCATTGTCTGGTTCAACATCTTCAATGATGTAAGGAAGGTCAATAGAAACCGGAGTTTGCCATCTGTATTCCCCACGTGCATTATCTACATTGATAACATTTTTTCCACCAAATGATGACATTTGATAAAGAGGCATTTCAACCTTTTGAGCCATAGCCCATAGATCCACTGGACCAAGGTCCATTGGCTCTGCATCTTTCAGCATGTTCACCAAGTGGTAAGAATCCACATGGGAACTTGCGTTGTAAGCGGTATCCCTAAGGAATATACCATTGTTCATTACTGGAGTTGCCATTGTATATATTAATTTAAATTGTTACTAATTAAAATCTCTTGAACAAATTATTTGGTCTTGAGAGTGTTCTTTGAGGTTTACTTGAAGAAGATCTTTTATCTTCTTGTTCCTCCATAGTTGAAGAAGTAATTTTTCTTGCTTCTTCTGTTTTAAGTTGTCTTACTGTTTTTTCTACAGCTGCTTTACCACCCTGGTCTTTAATTTTAGTTTTATAACCATCAGGGTCTGCAAGCAACCAAAGAGCTTCTGCAATAAGATCATGTCTTGGTTCTACAAACTGATATTTTTCAAGTAGATGTCCTAATAGGTTAGTAGGCTTACCAGAGATAGAAGGATAACTTGGTTGAACTAAACCAGAGTAGAGCAAGCTTTGTGTTTTTCTATCAAGTTTTATTCCACTTAGTTCACTTGCAGAAAGTGTATTATAAACACTATCTGTATAAACTTTAGCAGCTTGAGCTTGTTGATTCTTTCTTTGTTCTTGATTTGCAAGTTGCTGTGCAATTACAGATTCTTGCATTTTATCCAACTTAGGTTTAAACTGATTAGCTTTCTGCTCTAGTTTACCCATGTCAGCCCAATCTTCAATCTCAGACTCAATTTCTTCTGCTGTACCAAATCTTGTAGCGTGAAGATATTGTCTTGCAATTTCTGCTTGGTCATATTCATCAGTAGGATCTAATTGTCTAATTTCTTCTACTTGAGCTAGTGTTCTAAATAAACCTTTTAGATCTGTACCACCATCAGCTACATACTTAGCAGCATATTGAAGTTCTTCTGGTAATGCTTCAAAGAATTCTCTTGGTGTATCTTGTCTAATTTTATTTTCTCTTTCTTGGAAGTTAGCTTCAAATAACTCACGGAAGTCTTTAGTAGTATATTCATCTAATGACTTATCATCATCAAAAGGAATAAGCGTGCCTTCTTCAATCATTTTAAGAGCTAACTCAGAAAGACCAGACTTATCTACTTTTGGTCTTCCTTTGTTTCCAGTTTCTTCTTCTTGAGTAATAAGTTCATTAAGTTCATTAATAGCCTCATCTACTTCAACCTTTTTTTCTGGAGTATCATCTTTTTTATCAGCATTGTCAAAGAACGTCATATCTACTGTATCCTTACTGAATACAGATTTAGATTTTTCAGGTTCCTGGTTTTCCGGTAGCATTACACTTTCCGCACCCGGCATCCCAAATAACTCATCAATATTTACATCTGCTTGACCTACCGTTGTAGTGTCTAAGACCTGATCTTCTTCAGGATTTTTTGTTGGTTCTGCCATTGTTGTTGGTTTTGGTTATAATTTAATATAGTAATAAACTTTTGAAATTTAAAATAACACTAGTAAAAATTTTGCCTTATATAGCTACTTACTGCCCTTGATTATTTTTATTATCGTATTTATTCTTATTTTCTCTAGCAATTTCTAATTGTTTATCTGCTATTTCTCTTTGAACTTGTAGCTTCTCACGTTCAATTTGATTCTTTTTATCTTGTTGTACATTTCTACTTGTCTCCTTTTCTCTTTGAAGTTGAGTCTGTTCTTTATACTGTTCTGTTTGTTTAATCTCTGTCATAGCATCTCTATAATCTGATATCATGTTTTGATCAACATCTGACATAGAACCATAACCAGCTGCTCTAATTTCTGCAACAAGAATATCACGTTGTCTATCTTTCTCTTTCTCAGCCATTTCAGCATCAATCTTCATTTGCTCCATTTGTTGTTGAGCTTGAAGTTGTTGTTCTTGCATTTGCTGTGCTTGCTGCATTTCTTGTTGTTTCTGTTCCTGTTGTTTTTGCTCAGAAGATTTTAATGCATTATTAAGTTGAGCAATAGAATCTGATTGTACAACTTTACCAAGATCATAAATAGAAGCTCCTGTTGTATTATTTTGAAGAGCCATTTGTTTAAGCTGCTCAAGAATAGCTCTATGATTTGCTGTAGTTGTAGCAAATATATTTAAGTCTCTCATTAGAAGATCTGTACCATTCATTTGGAAATTTACACTTTCATCTGCAGTGGTAACATAAGATAGTCTAACTGATGGATTAGTTGAGTGATAGTACTGTGCTAAGTCTGTTCGCATTTGGTGTACCCTAGGCATTAGATAATCACAGTGTTGGATAAAGAATACTTCTGTCTGTGCATAAGAGGCACTAACAGCTTGTTCTACGCCTGTTGCAGTCTGTTGTGAAATTTGTTGACCCATTCTTTGTGGGTTAACTCCAATCACTTCATATGCTTGTTGTTTAAAGTAGTTAGCAAGTTGTATCCTTGACATTAATCTTTCTGTCTGAGACAGATCAAGTTTTTGGAAATGCTGGAAGTTTAATGCATTCTCTGTATTTGTAATTGATGTATCTAATGGAAGCATTTGAAAATTCTTCATTGCTACATATGCTTTTGCATAATTACCTTTACCCCAGTCTTCTCCAAGAGAATGCTTAGGTAAAGTATTTTGATCAAGCATGATGATAGTACCTAATTCATCTACAAGAATATCTGCAATCTGATTATTTACAATGTTGTATCCAATCTGATATGGCTTCATTAAATCTAATAATGCAGTAGACTTAGTATTTCTATCTGAGAAGATAGCGCCTTCTACAGGAAGTTTGCATCCATATAGGCTTGAGTCTCCTTTAAATTGGAATTTAATAGGTCCAAGCTTTGGTCTATTTACACCAATATACATTGGAGTTAAACCACCAGGATTATTCATACCCCAGTAACTAGGAATGTTTGGTCCAATTTTTACACCACCCCAAACTTCATTAATCCAAATCCAGTCAATGTGTTCTCCATAAACAAGATTCTCTTTTTGTTTATTCTTAAAGAGTCTTGTATCATATTGTGGTTTAACAGTTATCTTATAGTTCTCATCAACAATATCAGTAATAACTTCACCGCTTTCTTCAATCTTAATTAAGTGGCCTACTTTACGTTGAGACTTCCAATAACATGTTGTTACTCTTAAAAGATATGCAACACCATTGTTTACATAATCCTCTCCTTCAGAAAGTATTTGTTGTATGATATCTCCTCCATCATATACAGATCCAGCCATTGCGCTAGTGTATTGTCTGTAAGCAAGAGATGGCATATTTGTATTCCATTCATGAGACTTAGTAGCATCATAAAATGATCCGTCATTTTGTAGACCACCAATATTATAACCAGCAGATCTAATGGGATAAATAGCTTCTAATGCAACAAGTTGTTCTTCATTCATTAGGTAACCATACTTATCAATAACATCCGATGCTGTAAGCATATCTGTTTTACCTACCCAGTTTGCTTGAGAAATATATCTAGCATCTGGAGACTTATGATAAAAACAAATTACTGGATTCCATAGTTCTACTTGGTAATCATCTTCCATCATATGGAAATGCCAAAATTCTCTATCTGTAATGAGTGAATCTCTGAACGCTCTTTCTTCTAGCTCATCCATTTTAAATCTTTCCACATCTACTTTATGTTGATGTGTAGCCCATTCTTCAATCATTGATCTGTAATCTTTTTTAAAGTATCCCTCTATTTCAGGTAGACTTTTAAGATTATCTGGTGCTAATTGTTGTTGAGCTTCTTCAGAATTAGGATCAAGTCCTTGTGCAAGAAGTTGTGCTTGAATTTTTGCAGCAGCATTTTGAAGCAATACTTCTTCAATGGCTACTCTTTTTTGTTCTAACAATTCATTGTAAGAATATTCATCTACTGCTCTATATGTAAGCTTAGTTGATCTCTTAGCAAATTCAGCTACTAGAACATTGATAACATTTGGAATAATTGGATAAAACTTTAGTTCTAAAGCAGATACATCATCTTTTACTAATGTCTCTACAATGTCTCTATATTCATTATTCTCTTCTACAATGTAATCAGTTCTATCTATAATACCTTTTGCAAGTTTGTAATTCTTCATTAATCTGCGGGCATTCTTACGGATCTGTTTTAATCCTTGCCACTCAAGCCAATCTAAATTCCATGCAGCCCACTCTTCATCCTTTTCTTTACTTGGAATAAATTGCAAAGGCTGGGTAATACTACCTATTCTGTTGTATTCAGCTTTGGCTCCTTTTTTTAACTGAAGGGCGTTATATACTTGCATATCTTTTATTTAATATTTTTAAATGGAGATCTATTAATACCACCACCTAACGGTCCTCTACCCTGTCCCATATGGCGGAAAGGGCTTCTATTTAATTTAAACAAATTTTCTGACTTTTGCAAGTTTTTAGAAGCATCATCCATTATGACTCTTTTAGAATAACCTCTATTAGCTTGCTGTATTCTCATGAATGCAACTAAGGCTGCAAATGATACGAGTCTATCCACGTTGACTCCATCAGCATATTCTTGCATTTCTTTTAGCAACATAGGATCTGGAATACGTTCTATGCCATATTTAGTACGTACTACAGTACCATCTGTTTTAGTTTCTACATCAAGTTCTTCTTTACAGTACTCAATAGTATAACTTAATAGGTGAGCTTTAAATAAGGTACCTGTATTCTTCCAACCATATTCCTGAAATACGTTAGCATTTGCTCCTAAGTCTTTTAAGAATAATATCTGACTCTTAGGTACAAGGTATCTTTGTTTCTTTCTAGATATCATGTACTGGATAAACAATGAGATGTTATTCTCAATTACTGTCCAAGCATTATACCATTCTATAATTAGTTCTAGTCTCTGGTGAGTTTTATTAATATCATCAAATCTACCACACCATGCAGCTACAATTTTATCTGGTTCTATATATGTTTCTGTTTCTCCCATAGTTACTTTAGTAACTTCTACTGGAGCTTTCATAATATAAATAGAACAGAGTGATTCTGATGTTGTTGTTTTACCTTCTGATACAGGGTCAATAGAAGCATAGTACTGACCAAACGTTGGATCAGCAATAGGTCTTTCCCATACTACTAAACAACCTGTTTTATCTTCAGTCTTCTTACTTATAGGAAACTCTTTAATTGGTTGCTTATCCGTAGACTTTACAGCTACTTTACCATTCTCATCCGTACTAATATCTAAATACTCATATGCATATTCTTTTTCCTCAATTCTTCTACTTTGAGCAGCAACTAAATGTGGAGGGAATACAGATACAGATCTGTGTGCAAAAGCTTCTTGAATGTTTCTTGGGTGCTGAGAAATACGTAACTGATAATCTTCAGGAGCAAGATCTTTTTTCCATTCCTCAAACTGTCTATCTAATGCTTCTAAGGCTTCTTCTACAAGTGAATTACCAAAGTCATCAATATAAGGTGGCATTGACCATTGTTCTGGAATAAACAAACCTGACAAACCTGTAGTCCCTTTATTATCTATTAAATTAGTTTCTACAGCATAAATATCTTTTGATGTAGGATTTAGGATCATCTCTCTTAGAGGATTACACTGAGACAAGTCACCGACAGAACCTGCTGCAATAAACATACCTGTAGTAACCATACCTGAGCGCATGGCTGGGCGCATGTACTCATATGTCTGATCCATCTTAGGGGCAATCCCTGCTTCCTCATGAAAGAAGTATTTAACCGGACCCCCTACACCATTTGTAGGATCTTTTTCAAATGACATACCTTGTATGGTACCTTTGAGACCAACTTCTGTTTTTCTGTCTCCTTTTCTTACCTCAATCTTCTGTTGCCACATCATTACCTTGTCTGGTGACATAGGTCTATACCATGCTGTATGCTCATTTAAGAATGCTGCATATTCTTGTAAGAATTTCCAGGAGCCTTTCTCATTGATATAATCTTTAAGACTTGCACCCATCTTTAGAGTTACCCCCGCTTCAAACCATTGTTGGTTTATAAACTTACCCATATGGTAATAAGAAGATGCAATCTGACGTTTCTTTAAAATAGCAGAATGTTTATAGTTTAACTCAGCTAATAATTCATAGAGAGCCATATGATACTGTGCATCTCTAATCTTGGCAAAGTCAAACTTCTGTTGTTCCTTATCAAAGATTGGTAAAAAGTTTAACCACATGTAGTATTCTCTTGCAAGAAACCACGTATCAGTTTTATCTTTTATTATTATTCCTTTTCTACATTTTGTTTTTTGATCATCCCAATAGGATATGAAATCTTTTGATTTGAATGGGGCTGTGCAATATACTCCAGTATCTCTAAATCTTCTTGATTCAGATATAAATATCTGATTAGTTGTATTGTTGAATCCGTAGTTACCGGGTTCTTTGAAAACCCCAAATATGAAGTTACTGAAGTCTGCTCTGGATTCAAAGCTTGTTGTTGTCCATGTTCCATTGTCATAGGTTGGTATGTCTTGATAAATCTCACTCATAATTAACTATCATAAGCTAATCCTTGTCCACCTCTTACTTTACTTGATTGCTCATCTTGAAGATCTTTGTAGACTCCTTTAAATGATGCTCTAATCTGGTCAAAGTTTTTGGCAGCAGCTACTAGTGAATTAATATTTCCATCTCTACCTGCAGTAATTTGCGTTGTTTCCATATATCTGGCTAATCTATCTAACATAGATGACATTCCTTTATATGCTCTAGATGTAGGTGTTTCATACATTCTTTGACAGAATAATAAAGCAGTATGAATATCATCATCTTCTGTAGAGAATTCTGCTTCTATTTCTTTTAGAATGATATGTTCTTTATCTATCTCTGGAGTATGAAAGAAAGGATTCATATCTGGATTAGGGCATGTCATATAGAACAAATAG